GTACAAAATGCCAGAGGCACGTCTTTAAGGGCCGATACGACCATACAGGGAGTTGTGTCTCAATCCAATCCGGAAACGGGCACTCCTGTTACAACCGTAGTCCCAACCATAGAAGAGGCTGAATCAATGACTGACTTGAATCAGGCTGCGGTAGATTATCCATTCATGGCCGGTAAGGATAATAACTTCATGAACTGGCATTATGGTACAGATTTGAGCAGGGACTGTCTGCACATGACAGAAGGGATCGGAAGATATCTTGTAGGAGGAGCCTTATGGCAGATGATTGGTTATAAACTTAGTCACTTAAACTTCTTAGGAAATACATACCGGACGACTAAGGAAGACAAAACGAATTACAGAATCATAGCGGTTACTGACAGAAGAGCTAATATCGCTCAAAAGTGTGTGATTGCCGCATTGGATAACCCGTATGGGGTTTCAGACATTACGGAATAAAACATATACTTATGATACGAGAACTAATCATCAGAATAATGAACTATCTGTCCGTTGAAGTACACCCGGATGCGGAATGGTAAAAGTGGAACAGGATATATGGAGCTTAATACAATAAACAAAACAGGAACTTGGAGCGAAACGGCAGACCGCATCAACAGCAACTTTAGTAAGATCTCCATTGAGGTTGAAGAGATAAAGCAGAACGGCGGTGGCGGCAGTGGTGGCGGAGGGGGCGATGTCACTAACGCCGACCATGCCACATCTGCATACACGCTGGATAAGAATACGCCTGTGCTTGACTGGTTCCTTTCCGCATTGAACGATGATGATGCGCAAGGGATCATTAATTACCTCAAAGGTCTTAAGATAGCAGGAAATCTGATAAACCGCATCGTAAAGCAGGGTGACAAGGATGTCACCTACACCGATGAGGATGTGATGAGCGCATTGCGTGTAATGACTGAGATAGAGAACAGTGCGGAGAAGCTGAAAGAGATATTCTTGCGGAAGGACGTGGCTGATTCCACTAAGTACTTGTTATCCTTACTGGGCGGAGTCTTGATTAAGAAATATGCCAAGTTCGGTGATTTCGTTACTGGTGTATCAGGTGGATACATAGACGAAAAGGGTGACATGGAAATGGGAAGCGGCGTTTTCCGTAAGCGTTTGTTTGTTCCTGAAATAGCTTATAACCGTACAACCTATTTCAAAGGACGTATGGTAAACTCCCCCGGTGGTGGTTGTACCGTATTGTCATATGTGGATAACGGCGATGGAACCTACACCATCACTCCCGATCTGACGGACGCGGACGGATTGAGCCAGTTTGTTGATGATATCCTTACCACCTATTTTGTGACTAAAAATAGCGAAGGCAAGCTGAACGGCTTTGAAGAAATGAAATTCCGGGTGACTGCCGCAGATTATACAGCCAAGAAGTTTACTGTCATTCCCCGTCCGGGGCATTCTGACTGGAAACCTGCCGAGCAGATGGTATTGGCACAAACAGGTAACTTTACGGACCCGGAACGCCAGACTTATATACTTATTGATTCAGTCAACGGAAACAACTGTATTACAT